TGTTGTCCAATCGGTTGAGGTTAAATAGCCGTTGGTTGTGCCGTTAGCCGCAGCCATTGAGATAGCCGGTGTTGTACCACCACTAGACACGACAGGCGCGGTGCCAGTTACCGAAGTAACTGTGCCGCCCGATCCAGTTGCTGACAATGTGCCAGTAACAAAGCTAACACCTGATCCTATTGTGACATTACTAAAGCCGCCAGTACCGTTGCCGTACAAAATAGACGTGCCGCTAGTGGCTGGCGCTTTGCTATTAAATGTGTTCCAGTCAGTTGATGTAAGGTAGCCGTCAGTTGTTGTGTTGGCCGCAGGCATACTAATGTTAGGCGCAGTGCCGCCAGACGATACTACGGGCGCTGTGGCTGTTACAGCGGTTATGGTGCCTTGTGATGGTGGAGGCAACAAATTAAGCGCTTCAATTTGCTTTTGCATCTCAGCAATTTGAGACAGCAATGCAGATGATTGATTAACCAATCCGGCAGCTTCAATTTGTTTAGTTAACTCAACACTTAAATCAATCGGCGCGGGCTGAGTATTAACATTCTGCGCCAATGCTTGCAAAGCCGCATCATAAGAAGCAATTAAGGCTTCTGGACTTGGGCCAACATCTGCATTATCAACAACAGAAGTTGCAATATTTACCAACGACAAGAAAAACAAATACCACGCACGGTCAATAAAACCCGTGCGCGGGTCAATTAGCGGCACTCGCGGTGGCGTTATTGGCGTTGGATTGGCGTTAGGACTAGGCATTGGTTGGACTCAGAATAAGTTCTGCGCCCATGATTGCAATTTTCACAGGGTCAGTGCCAGATATTTCATAAACTCGGTCACGCAACTTAGTAGTCATGCCAAGACGCCGCCAAATTACGCGCTTGTAATATTGGCCAATCTTGCCCATAGATGCCCAATGTTCGTTTGACCATGTGTGGCCGCCGTCATCGGAGAAGCGCAACATAACTTGAGGGTCGGCGCCTTGAGTTGCTACAAAATCAGTAATTAAAAAATCGCCATTTTCCGTCAACAATTTTTGATCGTTTTCGGTTGTTATGTAAAACACATCAGTGCTAGGTATTCCAACTAACCCAACACCAGACTCGCAATCAAGTTGCATCATGTGCTGGGCTGTGCGGTGCAAATTGTTAGTGCCGGTAGGCAGCGCGCGCCAAGAACGCAACCATTTTTGAATGTTACCGTTGTCGCTAAAGTCATTTAGGTCAAACGAGTAAATGTTCCCATTTTCAAAGTCGCCCACAACAATTTTGTTGTTAAACGCCATTTGGCAGTTACTACGGTGACGTGTAAAGTATCCGTCAACAAACCCTGCACGCTCATGCCAGGCTTGCGTGGCCGCGTCATAAACCCAAGTGGTGTTAGCGCTAGGAAAAATTAAAACGTAAAAGCTGTGGCCATCTTGTTGATATGTGTAGGCAATAGCATCCGACATGTCAGCGTATTGCTGAATCTGCCACTCAACAGCATGGGTTGAGATTCGTATGCCTGAATAACCATTTGCACGGTAGACAATACCTTGGCCACGGCGGTCGCGGCCAAGCCAAAACAGGCCGTTGTCCATTTTGGCAATAGAGTAGGGGGCGGCGCAGCCAAGCTCATTGAACGCGCCTTGGATGCGTTGCAAAGGATAGTCTGTAGCGCCAGAATCATACCAAACCTCAATTGAGTTTGTACCAAATGCCCACACTTCGCGAAAGTTGGACACTACGGCAATTAGGCCGTCAGGCGAGCCTTCAGTGCTGGCAAAATCAAGTGGGTCAATAGATGTGCCATCTAGCAGTTGTGTCACCCACATCAACTGGCTGTTTGGTTGGTTAAAAACAAAATAGCCGTCTAGATAGCAAACAGTCACGGCGCCGGGGAAGTCTGGATCGGTAATCTGACCAAAGCCGCCAGTCGTGTTGTTGTAAATGTAGCTTGGGCCATTGCAAGCAATAAACAATTGCGTACCGTTGTCAGACATGCTGACGGGGCCAGTGCCGCTTACAGAGCCGATTAACGTAGGAACATAAGCGTTGTTGATCTTGTAAAGCTGTGTGCCAGAGACAACAAAACCAACACCGTCATCTGAGGAAAAAGCCCAAAGACCACGAATCGGGCCGCTGCCAACTGTTGATAACAAATTTAAACCTGGCGCGCGGTTTAGGAACGCAGGCTCTTTACCGGCTTCGGGGACAATTTCTGGAAACAAATTTACCATACGCGCATCCGCCGCGTTCACACTGCGGGTCACATAGGTAGAGCCTAGAATCGGCGTCTTCATTAGTAGTTACCAGCATAGATGTTGAAACGCTGGCGGTTGGCCACCAATGAGTATGGTAATGCCATAACGTCATCTGGGTTGTTGATGCGCTTCAAGTCACGCTTAGAAGTCATGGCAATACGTTGCACTTGTGGGCTTGGTTCAACACCAAACTCAGGGGCAAACTCCATAGCCAAGTTGTATGTAAACGCGCGCAGATAGCCTGGTGGGTAGTACAGCACCGTAGACAAGGTTGCGGGATTGTTTAGTTCTTCAACCGAAATAAAATGCCACTCCAAGTCTTGCGTTGGGCGTGGATAAACAAACATCTCAATATCAGGAAACGTCATGTTAATGAACATGACTTGCGGGTATGTAGACGTTACGGTCTTAACAGCAATACCATCGTACTGCTGTTGATTGATAAATTTGATGCCATATGACACGCCATTTGGCGCTTTGAAATAAGTAGCATCGTCAAGCAAGATTGGGCGATTGCCCACAAAGTCGCCCGATGGGCCAAGCGTGCGGCTAATAAGACTTGCAGGCCATGTGAAAACTTGATCTTGTGTGGAAAAAACAGCTAGGCGCTCAGTATTCCACGAGTCAATCATCTGGTTAAGCGCCATCAAGGCGTCTTGAGACGTGGCCGCAGAGGGCGTCTCACCTTCAGCAAGCACACCGAGAAGCCTGAGAGCGCGTTCGATTTGTTGGCCAGCGGTGTACGTTGTCATGTTTAAACCTCAGCGGTGGTTTTTCTACGGCGTTTAACTTCCAGCACGTTCACAGGAGCCGCTTCTTCAGGCTCAGAAGTCGTGTCTGGATTATAACGAGTCCAGCCGTTTTGTTCATCCATTTCTGCCTCAAGTTCCATTGTTGCAACTTTGGCGCCGTGGATGGGGTGTACGAGTGTGACGTTCATAATTTAATAATGGGGGTGATTAGCCCCCATTTGGTTAAACTGCGCCGTGGATAATGGCGAAGTTAATAATGACAGCTTCAGAGTATGAAGTTGATGCAGTCAAGTTTCGCAACGTGATCAAGGCAGAGCCAGCAGCCAAATACGAAACGTAAGTGGTGTAAGCCCCAGCAGTGGTACCAGTAGTGTTACTAGAAATACAAACAATGATTGTGTCATTGATGGAAATCAAGCTGTTGGTCAAAATGAACGATACAGCGGTGGCTCCTGCCAAAGCCGCGTTGTTCATTGTGATGCGGCCAGCGCTGGCATTCAACGTCACGCCTGTGGACTTGCTGGTCAACTGTGTTACCGCACCTTGAGCTGCTGCGCTGTAACCAATTTCTTGGCTTGCGTAGCAGGTAGTAAATTCGGGATCGCTATACGCAACGCCGATTGCTTGGGTATTTGATGCCATGATATTTCCTTAAAAATGAGGGCCGAAGCCCCCATTGTTTACTTCAAGAACGCTGAGTAGGCAGCGTCACCAGTCTTCACGAAACGGTATGTGTATGCACCGAAACGTGGGACGGTAACAGAACCGAAGATTGTAATACCAGTGCCTGTTGTGACAGGAACGGTAGATGATGAGCCGGTGTTGTTGTTGTTGCAGATGGTCAACTCAAAAGCTGAACCAACTTTTGCGCTAGGGATAGCTGCATCAAGCAACGCTGCTGTAGGCAGAGTCACGGTCAATGTAGCATCCGATGCTTTTGCACAAACGACCAAGCCAACTACAACTTGAGCAGCAGTCAGGGTGGTGTCAGCGGTCAAGCTGGTGGGAATAGTTTGTACGGTCAGTTGAGCTTCGAGCAAGTTGCCGTCACCAATTTGGTAACCGCCTGCGCCATTAGGGAGAGCCATGATAATTTCCTTTCAATGTTAATAACAGAGACAGGGGCCGAAGCCCCAATCAATTAGCCCCAGATACGGCAGGCCATTTGTGGACGAATCGTATTGAAACCGTACAAAACGTCAATACGGCAAGGCATACGGTCATTGTTAATATCATACTGGCGCACGACACGCAAGCTGATACCGTTGTGAACAGCACGGGCGGCCATGTCAACACCTTGGGGCAACAACAAGTCAGCGGTCGCAAAAGTGATCGCATCTTTGTGGTAAACCAAGTTCTGTGCGTACTGGCTAGAAGCTGCACCAACAAACACAACAGCAGCGCCGGAAGCGGGGAAGCTGTCCACGGTGGCCAAAGCGTTAGCAGAAGTGTAGATAGGAGCAACAGTGATGTTACCTTCGCCACTTGAACCCAAAGTCACGTTTGCGGCAGCAACGAACTGGAACAAGGAGCCGGTAGACTCACGTGTCTGTGGGTTGACCGCATAGCAGCCAGCCACGGTGAACACGTCGCCAATTTTCACAGTACCTGCATTACCAGCGCCAGTGATAGCGATGGTTGTAGCGCCTTGTGTAGACACAGAAGCAGACAAAGTGCCGCCAGTAGCAGTACGTGAGCCGGTTGTGAACTGCTTGATAGACTGAGACATGTTGATCTCGTCAAAGCCCAACACACCAGTGCCCATCATGCCGTTCTTGAATTGCTTGCTGATAGTGTCTGTAGGATTAAACAGACCTTTCATGCCTTCAACCAAGCCAGCGTTAGCAGCAGGGTTCACGGTAGCGTAACGGGGAGACATTACGGCTGCGTTCTCGTTCAGTTTCTGCTGGGCTTGCAACAAGACCAAAGAAGTAGAAGGAGTGGTGCCAGGTGTACCAACGGTGTTACCGATGTTCAAATAAGCATTGGCAACGTCAGCATCAATAGAAGATGCCAACTGGCTGATACGAGGCTTCAACACACGCTCAGCGAAGTCATCCAATTGCATGGTCAATTCAGCAGATGTGAAGTTGACACCAATGTGCTTTTGGCTGGCAACGGTCAAAGTGGTGAACTGTTCGTTGTCGTCTTGAACTTGCAAGGCGGCGCCGTCAGTTACCAGAGCGCGGTCAGGTAAACGGATACGCAGGGTTGAACCAATCTTAGCACCTTCAACAGCGAAGCTGTCGTCGTACTGACGGTTCACGTTACGGGTGATCACCAGGTTGTTCTCAAGAATTTCGAGAGCCTTACGGGTGATCATGTCAATGGTCAAAATACTGTTAGACATGATAAATTCCTTTTAAAAAGTCAAAGTTTTAGCGGTTCTGCGCTTCCCACTTTTTCACTTGTCGTTTGCGCTCGGCCTCAATCCACTGCGAATCCGTCATGGTCTTGGTAGACCTTGGATCAGTAGTGTCATAAGCCGACACTCCAGCGGAGCGTGCGGTGACAGGAGAAATCGGCGCTGGCGCAGATGTTGTTTTCTTAATTGGAGGTGATGAAACCAATTTGGCTTCAATTTTTCCAATTTCTTTCGCCTGACTCAAGGGCGACATGCGTGAGATGCGATCTGCTTCTTTAGGATTTGAGCCAAGGTAGTACGCTAACTCAGGCCCGACATCCGAAGACTGGATCGTTTCTGCCATCACATTTGTGATCGGAAGTTTAGGGTTGTAGGCAACTTGTTCAAAGTCGTCGTACTTAGTCCTAGCTTCTTCTTCCAGGTCGTGATAACTCTCAAGAACTTGCGACTGCTGCTTTGCCGCTTCACGTTTAGCAATCAGTTCTTCAGCTTTTTGATACGCCAATGCTTCCGCATAGGCTTCAGGGCTTTCAAACTGGTCAACGGATGCTGATGGAGCTGCTTTTACGATTTGCGTTTCCGCAGACCGGTTTGCTTGTTCTCTTTCCCACTTACGTTGCTCTCTTGCGAGGCGTTTGCCGATGGCAGCATCAAGTTCCTCTTGCGAGAATGTCTTGGTTGGCTGTGTTTCAGCTACTTCCGGCGTACTTTCAACAACTTCAGGTGTGGCCGTCACATCCGTGGTTGGCGCGGAGTCTACTTCCGCTAGGGCTTGGACTTCTTGAGTCATTTCTATGAATCCTAAGATTCCTCGGTCTACTGGGCCGATACAGTTGTTTTAATCTTACACCAGATTACTCTGGTTGTGCAACTTAAAGATTAGCGGCATCCAATCGTGCTTTGAGTGATTCGATCATTTCTTGCTGTTCTTTAATAGCTGCGGTGAGAGTAGCAACCAAATATGAAACATCAATACCTTGATATTTAGGTTTTCCATTTTCGTCAACTGCGTCTTTTTCACCAGTTACGCACTCAGGAACAACAGCTTGCAATTCGTGAGCAATAAAACCTTGGCTGCCACCTTCAGCAAACTCAGGCTTCCAATCATAAGTCACTGGGTTAAGTTGTTCTACTTTAGCTAATGCACCTGTAATTGGTTGAACATTAGTTTTAATTCGGTAGTCAGATGTTACGTTGTAAGCAACAAGAGAATTGTTTGAAGAAATAGAGCCAATTTTTGAACCGCCAGAGTTTTGGAAATAGACATAATCGTATGTAAATGTTCCAGAAGACACAGCTAACAAAAGACCATTTGTGGAAGCGGGGTTAAAATAAATTTGATGTTTTGCGCCAAAATTTCCATCAATATATCCAAGTAAAAGACTACCTGTAGAATCTATAGCAAATGAACCTGTACTATTTGTTGAAATTGCAACCTTATTAGCCGCTGGTAAATACACTCCGTTTGTAGGCACAG